AGATGTGTAGTACGACCCCAAGTCTACATCCTTGCGTTCGTGGTAGGTCCAATACTTTTCGTCGTTGTACGACGGTTTAGACAGCATCTCATCTGAGAAACTGTTCAGAGTCTTCAACATGTCTTTGTTACGAATAACAACTTCTGTCATTTTTCCTTACCATTACGATGAATGATCATGGAATATCGATCTCCAATTTGTTTTTTAAACGAAACAGAATCGCCCGCGTTAAGATTGAACTGTTTATATAGTTCATCTGGTATCTCGAAAGCACAATCGCCCTCCAGAATGGTAGGAACCACTGGGCAACTATAAACTTTATTGGTTTTTTTTGTCGAATTCCTCATTAGCCTTTCTTAAATCTTCTTCAGTACAGGCACCCGTATTTAGAAGATACACAAGAGTGTTTTCTATACCTCTTTGTTTCCCCAAAATGCCTCCAACAAAGTAGCACGTCCACATAAGTACTACCGCTATTAATGTGTGTAGGATTGGATCCATAACTTCCCCTTAAAATTTGAAGTTTTCGAATTTTTCAGAATCAATTCGTTGACCGGAATTAGAGTTATCAAACGCTGGTCCATTATCTACTTCTTTATTTAGGGGTGAATCATTTTGATCAACGTCATATAGACGCATTTTACTACGATCAATACCTACGACAAACTTCTGATATGTATTCAAATCGTTATATCGGTTTTTCAACTGTTTAACTAGGATCTGGTTGTTCGCCTTGAGTTCGTCATTGGAGATAAGTGCGAACATGAAGTCGGCGGTTGCGGGTAGTCCAAAAGACTCGGACGTATCTTCCAACCCCACGTCATCATTATTAAAACCCGAACGAGTCGTCTGCGTTGCAGACACGATCGGCACGTCGAATTCCACGGCAAGACCACGTAACTCTTCAGCAATAGACTTGATATACGAATACGAGTTAATAGCACCGCCCATTCCTTTCATACGCGCACTGGCGCAGATGTTGAGATAATCGATATAGATGATATCGGGGACAAACTGTTTCTTTAGTTTGAGTTCATTAAACAAAGCACGGAAGTGGTTCGCGTGTGCACTGCCCGTTGGGTATTCCTTGATGATCAGTTTACCTTCGGTTTTTCCTTTTACACGGGACACACGATCATCGAACATCGTCTTACTCAAGTGTTCGAGTTGATCCATAGGCACGTTCAATAAGTTTGCATCGATACGTTCCGCGATTCGTTCTTCGGACATTTCCATTGTGAGATACAGAACGTTCTTACCTGCACTCAATGCACCTGCGGCAGAGTGACACATGAATAGGGACTTACCGACACCCGTACCCGCCAGTGCGATATTAAGAGTCTTATTAGGTATTCCACCTTTAGTGATTCTGTTAAAGTAGTCCAGATCGAACGGGATGCGTTCCTCTTCTAGATGGTAGAAGTCGAATCGTGCGTCAGAGTTCTCAAGATAGTCGTGACCGATGTTGGTATCGAACGACACTGACAGTGCCTTGGTCAATACGTCTGGGATCGCGTTCTTACTGAGGGTCTGGTGTTTGCCGTCGATGATAGAGATTGACTCCATGACCGCATTAAATACAGCACGGTCCTGACAGAACTTTTCGGTCTTTTCAACCAACCATTCCATATCTTCATCGGCACGTGTGAAGATATCGGGAAGGATTTCCATCGCATGACGATACTGTTCGTCCGGTAGACGATCGTTCTCATCAATCTCAATCTTGAATGCCTCCAGTGTCGGTAGGCGATTGAACTTCCCGATGTATTTGAGTGTCTCTTTGAGAATGGACTGGTATGTCCCCTCAAAGTAATCCGGAACAAGAAAGGCAGCAACCTTTCTCGTATATGGATCGTTAGTCAGTAGATTCCGTAGAATCGTCTGTTGTAGGTTTATCTCCGTCATCGTTTCCCTCTACTGTGCGAATGCTTTTATTGTGAACCGCTTCCGCTAAAATATCCTGTAGTATGTCCGCTGCAAAACTTTGCAACTCAATATTGTCTGTATTATACACGGATTTGTCGGGTGTGTCAATAACATCAAAGTTAAATTTTATAGATTCGCTACTCTCATCAATCGTGACGTTGCGATATCGAATCGTAACGTTCTCGTAGGGAGAACGCATAAGACTGACATTCCACATGGGACTGCCTTTGATCGATACTGCTTCAAGAGTGTAGTCTAAGTTTTCGGATGGTTTGTCTAAGTCCAGATTCATTATGCTTCCTCCAAAATATCTTCTGCATTTATTTTACTGGCAAGACCGATTCTATAGGTCTTTTCTAAAAAGTCTGCGAAATTTGTTGTTTCGAAAACAGGTTCCCAGAAACTTGCCTCTAGGGTATCCTTTGTTCGTACTTTAGTCCCAACGAGTTCGCCTGTAGTTGTGTCAACTTTTTGATACCAACCGTTAGAAGGCTTAGCGACATAACCGCCAGCAAGAGCGACATCGAGAAGACCACTATACTTTTGAACACCCCCTTCCCACGAAACTCCGATAGGAATTTTTGACTTCTCTTTGACATAACGAGATTTCTCTATATTGATAACAAAATTGTATCCAACAACTTCTGTTCCTTGTTTCTCTTGTTGACGACCAATAATCCAAATATTGTCAGCAGAGTAGTAGATACCTGTTCCACCACCAACGATATCTTTTGGAAATAAACCGATCTCTTTGTATGTGTGGTTGATTGCGATAAGAGGGATATTCTTCATCGTCAAGTATGGGGTCGCCATACGGAACAGACCTTTCAGTGCCTTAGCACGTGACATGTCTGCAACACCCTTTTCAGCCAACGCATCTTCTAGTTCTTTCTTAGATGCAAGATTACCGATAGAATCAATTACAATCATAACATCATCATTTCGGTCTAAGTTTTCTAACTGGTTGATCAGATCGAACTTGAGTTCTTCGACGTTTGCGATCGGTGTGTGTAGGACACGGTCAGTATCGACACCGAACTGTTCGAAGTATGACTGCGGAGAACCGAACTCCGAATCATAAAAGAGGACAACCGCCTCTGGTTTTGCGTTAAGATATGCACCCGCCATAAGTAATGCGAATGATGTCTTGAAGTGTTTTGATGGTCCCGCAAGGACGGTAAGTCCCGGCGAGATACCACCGTCCACGGAACCGGATAACGCGACGTTCACCATTGGAACGTCGGTAGGTACCATATCTTTTTCAGTGAAGAACTTACTAGTCGAGAGGGTCGATGTCTCCTTGATCTTGCTGTTCTTCTGTAGTTTGTCCATTATCGACATTCTTGCTTCCTCCGAAATCTACGAATGTAATGTTGTTGACTTTTTCACGTTCATCGAGTTCATATTGTACCCTATAATCGCTGTTGATGTCAAGAACTTTTTCAAGTAAATCAAACGACGCAATAGTTCCGTCGTCCTTATCATGTGTAGAAAATCGCAAGAATGCCTTGGTGTCTTTTGGTAAACACGCACCACCGAATCCACGTTTTCCATCGAAGCCTGGTACACGAGTATGTCCCACACCTACACGATCGTCTTGTCCAACAGCACGAACAACCGTGTTAAAGTTGCACCCATACAAGTTAACCAGATCGTACAACTGGTTGAAGAAGGTGACCTTAGTTGATAGGAAAGAGTTTATCGTGTATTTAACAAAGGACGCCTCATAAGCACTCATTCTGTGATAGTCATTAGACTCACATGAACCGAAGATCTCATAGATATCTACTATTTCAAGTACTGCCTGTGGTGTACCTCCCATCACGTGGAATTTTGCAGAGACGAAATCCGCCTTCGCATTCTTCTCTGTGAGGAACTCTGGGTTATAACAGAATCTGTCGTGTTGTTCTTTGGACATGGACGCGTACAAACGATCGACCACGTCCGGTGTGATAGTTGATTTTACAACAACCAATGCGTTTGTGTAGTTCAGTGATTTCAATACCGAACTCTCTACGATCGATGAGTTTACCGAACCGTCGTCGTTCGACGGTGTCGGCGCACATACGAAAACGCAATGTGGTTGTTCGTCTGGTAACATGGACTTGAAGTCTTCCACGTCATTATTGTATTTTTTTGGATCGATTAACATGTGTTGCACGAGAGGATGTGTAAAGGCAAACTCAACCGCCTGTCCCACAAACCCATGTCCAACTATTGCAAGTCGGAAAGTTTTTTCCGTATCGTCAGTTGCCATTAGGCATCTACCTCATTGTATGTTTTGTACCATTCATAGAAACGTTCGACCCCCTCCGCGATACTGACCTTTGGATCATATCCAAGTGCCTGTAATTTCTCAGTGTTAGACCACGTTTCTAAAGTGTCTGCTGGGTGCTTAGGTGCTAAGTTCTTGTTGGCTTCCTTGCCGGTGTTCTTCTCAATCTCCGAAATGAAGTCCATCAACGCGACCTGTTCTCCACGTCCGATGTTGAAGATCTCACCGGACGGGATGTCGGTATTATCTAGGACGATCTCAATACCGTCTAGAATGTCATCGACATAAGTGAAATCACGTTTCATGTCACCGTAGTTGTAGACAGTAATCTCATTACCCGCAAGGATGTTTTTAGTAAAGTCAAACAATGCCATGTCCGGTCGACCCCAAGGTCCATAGACCGTAAAGAATCTCAGACCAGTGGTGTTCAGAGTAGAGGACTGCATTTGACACTCGTTAGCCCACTTGGTATACCCATATGCATTAAGTTGTTTACCTGTCTCTTTACCTTCAACCCAAGGCACTGGGGATCCCGCGTATACACATGAGGTGGACGCGTAGACAATGCGAATTTCGGGGAAATGTTTTTTGCAAGTGTCGATTAGGTTTTGTGTTGCGTCGATGTTGTTTCGATGGTAACTCTTTTCCTTACCCAACGAATCACGCACACCTGCCATTGCAGCCAAGTGGACTATTGTGTCCGGTTGAAACTCTCGAATGAGTGCTTCGGTCTTTACTTCGTCGCAAAGATCACAACCCCAGATGTCGAGGTCGAAATGCTTCATGCGGTCAACTTTAAGGGACGGGCTATATAAATGTTTATTAAAATTGTCAATACCTTTGACAACCAAACCGTCTCTTTCTTTCAATCTAGCCATGAGTTGCGACCCGATAAATCCTGCCGCTCCTGTAATTATTACACGTTCCATTCATCCATTCCTATAAACATATTCTAGTGCACGATCCGCCTCCACATGCAACGGTCTATTATCATACCATTTGCCTGTGTCGAGGTCGAACTCTCTACAAAGTTCTTCTATTTGTTTTGCAGTGATCGGATACCCTCGCGAGTAAGCGTTCCCTGCGATTGCGACCATGATCGCATAAATCTTTGAATACCAACCTGTCTCTGAAATCGTCTGATATTCCACACCCAGTTTCTTGGGCCAGAACGGACAATCTCGATAGGATGTCCAGCGGTAGTCGGTGTTATTTAGTCCATTCTTACGGTGTTCAATTACCGCCTTTTGCATTTCTGGTGGTAATCTATCTAGGAAGGAATTTCCTGTCTTTTCAACGTAGGGATGTTTCGCGATCAACTCAGAAACATTAAGAGGTTCGCCTTGATTTGTGATGAAGAAACTTTTCGCATTTGGATACTGTGCGGGCACATAATACATACGCGCTAGGTCTTTGGTCTGGGGATCTCCGATATCACCAAGTTCGGTATTCAATGCATACCAGAAAGCCTTGATTCGTTCATTCTCAACATTTTCATCTAGTCTAAAGACAATTCTAAATTTGAGATGGTCTTCTCGACTCGATGCAGTGTTGTACACAACATATTCATATCTTCCGAAGGTTTCATACAACTGTTCGTTAAGGCTTCGTACATCACTAGAGAAACTGTGATCATCAACATCAACGCAACACCAGCCACCCCAATAGTTAGTAGATTTATTACTGCGAGTCGTACCCACTTCGAAAACAGCAGGACTAATAAGAGGACTAGAATTATTTCCACCCTTTTCTCCTTTTTCCTTATACATGTTCTTCAACGTTTTGACAAACTTATCCCAATCACCTAATACCATATGGCGATGAGTCTTGTTGTCGAACTGGTTTTTAAATATAGTTAATTCATACATGGAGTGTATCATACCACACACTTAGTGTATCTGTCAATGAAAAAAGGGGACTTAATGTCCCCTCTTTTTTAACCGACTACTAATTGTTCTTTCTGATCTTGCAAGAGTTTTAGACCAACCTCTTTAAACTCAATCCCCGCCTTCTCCATGAAGAACTCTAACATCTCACGATCCACAATGTTCTTCGGACCACCAATCCAAGACTCGTAATCAGCGATAGATGGGTGACGTACAAGACAAACAGCACCTTCGTAGGCGAACTCTTGTTGTGCACGGTAGAAGTTAGACATGAAAGTCTGGATTGAACCACCCGAACCACTGGTGATCACTTCTACATAGGTCTTACCATCTTTATTGAAACTTGGGATGATATCTTCTTCAAGATGTTTCTTCTGGGCACCACGTGTCCAGTTAATCAGTTTCTTACCGACAAGACTCAGTTCGTATTTCTCAATCGACTTCTTCGCCTTGTTTATAGCAGAGTTGATTTGACGTTGGGTGATGTTGAACTTCTCAAGTGCAAGGATCATTGCATCTGAGTCTAGGTCGATGTTGTGGTTGTAGTAGAGACTCTGTGCAATCTTAGAAAAGTCTTCTGATTGGTTAACCTTTGGTTGAATCTTACTTTCCTGAACATTCAACAACATGCCCAAGTATTCAACTTCCGAATCCGTCATACCTTCCCACATTGACAAGGGAACCCGAATGACCTCAAGGGTAACACCGTGTTTTGAATCATTGGTCGCACGAGTAGAGTGGTTACCACCAATACCGGCAGAACCATCAAGACCATATTCGTCATCACCCTCTTCGTAGTAACCTTCTAGGAGAACCGCCTGAAGTTTTAACTTCTCAGTGTTACCGTGTTCTTCATCGATAGCGTTCTGGATATTCTGTTTGTGCGTCCAGTCATCTTCTGCACGTACCTGAATGAAGGTTGTCTTCACAACCTCAGACGCCATCTCCTGTTCTCCGGTCATGTTCTTGATATCTGCAGCGAGAGTCAAGACACGTTCCATATTGAAATTCTTACTTGAGGGAGACCCGTTAGACTTATTAAAAAACATCACATTGGATTTCGCATTTGTTTCACTTAGCATTCTATATTCCTCATTTTGCATTGCACCGTAACTTCCGGTAAGTAGCACTTCATAATCAAAGTCATCATAACTCTCTCTCAAGAGTCGGTTAAATTCCTCACAAGTGGAGGAGTGGTTGTATCCATCGGAGATCAATCCCTTGTGGATACCAACATACATCCGTCCAGTCGGACGGTGTGTGTATCTGTATAAGTAAGCTTCATATTTCATTTCATAACAACTCATCTCAACTTTATGTACACATTATACCGCATTTTGAAAATAAGTCAACACTTAAACGTGACTTTTTTTAGGTAATAAGTCACATTTTTAATTCTTTCATCCGATTAGAGAATTGGGCAAAATACTGATCTTCAGTGAGTAATACTTTGGAGTAGTTGTTCCTATACTCCTCTAATTTTTTGTTCAAAACCTCTTCGTCTCGCAACTCAAGGATGCGTTCCTCAAGTTCTTCAAACGTATGGACTCTTTGCCAAGGATCTATGTTATAGGTGTTGTCAATATCATAGTCTTGCCACACGAACGGTATCATACCAATCGATAGTGCCTCTGGGTATCTCGATGTAGTTGCTTGAGGATCCAACCAGTTGAAACACAGAGTCGAACGGGCGGGTTCTAACATAGGATATAGTTTGTTCCAATCCTTGATCCACTTCGACTGTCTCTTCACACCAGAAGGAAATCCACCAACCATAACGGTCGATAACTGAGACCGATAGATTTTACGAATCGTCTTCTCTCTGTCGTTCCCGTGTTTCATCCTTCCCCAATACGCAAAATCAATACTCTTACCTTCATACATCATTTCCGTAATCGGATTTTTGAGTCTTTGGATAAAATGGTATTTCATACCATGAATGTTTCCGCTGAAATCAATCTCATCGATAGTGATGAAGTGTTTGATGTCCGGCAAAAAACTTCGATACAATTCTTCAGTGTCTCCCCGATCACTCCTAAACATGACCACAGTCTTGCCTGCAAAGTAAGGTGCAATCTTCTCAATGTGTGACTCACTCTTCGCC